CCGGGCCGATCAGCGCATCCTTTACGACGCTCGTGTTGCGCCGGCGGACACGGACATGTCGGATCGTGCGTCGCTGATGGCGGCGCTCGAGCACGTCTACGCCGGGTCGCCGTGGGTCGACTTGGAGAACATCATTCAGCGGATCTGGCGTGCGTCGGCGAACCCGGATGATTCGATCCGCAAGTATCTGAATCGGCCGGTGGCGCCGTCGAACGCGTGGCTCGAGTCGGGGCAGTGGGGCGCGTTGGCCGACCCGTCGGTTGTTGTGGCACCGGATGACGAGGTCGTTCTGTTCTTCGACGGGTCGAAGTCGAGGGATGCGACGGCGCTCGTCGCCTGCCGGGTGGACGACGGGCACGTGTTTGTGCCGCGCCAGGTTGACGGGTCACCGACGATCTGGGAGCCGGACCCGTCGCACGACACCGACGACGTGGTGCCGGTCGAGCTCGTCGACCTGGCTGTCGATCATGTCTTCGCGTCGCACAAGGTGGTCGCGTTCTTCGCGGACGTCGCCGAGTGGGAGTCGTTCGTCAAGGTGACGTGGCCGCAGCGGTATCGGGACCGTCTGCGGATCATGGCCGTGCCTTCTGGGAAGCAGCCGGAGCCGATCGCGTGGGATATGCGGTCGCATGTCGGCGAGTTCACCCGTGAGGCGGAGTTGGTGGCGCAGGAGATCGCCGACGGGATGTTCACCCATGACGGCAACCCGATCCTCAGNCGGCATGTGGCGAACGCTCGCCGGNCCCCGAACCGGTACGGCGTGTCGATCGCCAAGGAGTCGAGGTCGTCGTCGAAGAAGATCGACGCGGCGGTCGCGATGATCGGCGCCCGGATGGTGCGCCGGCTGGTGATGGCAGGCAAGACGGCCGGGAAGCAACCGGGCGTGTTCTACGGGTTCCGGAGGTGACATGCTCGACGTTGCTGAAGTGAGCCGACTGGTGTCGGATCTGTGGCCCGACTGGCTCGACCATCGTGAGCGGTCCAAGGAGTGGCAGAAGTGGGCGTTGGGGAAGCAGGACCTTCCCGACGTGCCGGACTCGGCGTCGGCCGAGTTCNGNGAGCTTCAACGGAAGGCGATCACCCCGTGGCTGGGGCTGATTGTCCAGTCGCTCACGCAGGCCCTGTCGGTGGAGGGGTACCGGCAGGACAACGCCGGCGAGGACAACCTGCTGTGGGCGGTGTGGCAGGCCAACCGGATGGACGGCAAGCAGTCCGCTGTGTACGAGGCTGCGTTCACGACGGGCATCAGCTATGTGGCTGTGCTGCCGACCGACATGCCGCGGGCCCGGTCGAAGCCGATGATTCGGCGGGACGAGGGTGAGATGGCGGTGCCGGAGTGGAGGCCTTACACGTCGGCTGACATGACCGCCTATTGGGACAGCCCGAACGACGAGTGGCCGGTGTACGCGATCGCGGCGGAGCCGTTGCCTAGGTGGCGGCAGACGAGGGGTGCGCTCGTCGACTATCGGGGGGTCCTGTTCGACGCTACGCACGTCTACCTGTTCGAGACCCGCAACGGGACCCCGTTCCCGGTGGATGACCCGCGCCCGCACGGGTTCAGCACGGTGCCGGTGGTCGAGTTCTGCAACCGGCGGACGATCACCGGGCGCGCGCTCGGCGAGGTNGAGCCGTACATCCCNGTTGCGTCCCGGATCGACCAGGACGTGTTCGACCGGTTGACAGTGCAACGATTCGGTTCGTGGGCTGTCCGCACGGCGACCGGACTCACCATGCCCGAGTCGGAGGACGGCAAGAAGCAGATCGAACAGATGCTGAAGGTGTCCGACATCCTCATGGCGACGTCACCGGACGCCAAGTTCGGATCGCTGCCGCCTACCCCGCTTGACGGGCATCTCAAGGCGCCGATCGAGGATGTGCGGGCGTTGGCGGCGGTGTCGCAGACACCGCCGACGGTGCTCACCGCTGACTTGTCGAACATCTCGGCGGAGGCGTTGGCCGCGGTCGAGGCTGCNTTCAACCGGAAGGTGGAGCAGCGNAAGATTGTGTTTGGCGAGGCGTGGGAGAAGGTGTTCGCGNTGTCGGGGGAGATCATGGGTGTCCCGGTCGACCCGATGGCGCAGGTGCGGTGGCGGGACATGGAGGCCCGGTCGCTGGCACAGACCGCGGACGCGCTCGGCAAGCTCGCACAGTCGTTGGAGATCCCGGTCGAGGTGCTGTGGGACAAGGTGCCGTTCCTGTCCGACCAGGACCGGGAACGCGCCCGCCAGCTCCGCGAGAGCGACGACGCNATGGGNGACCTGCTGCGCCAGTTGAGCGATGTGCAGGTACCGTTCGGCGACGCGCTGGCCNCTGACAGCGAGGCGTGACCGGTGGCGGCAACGGTTGCCGCCCGCCGGCTCACTGAGATGCATCGCGTCGCACAGGCGAGGATCGCCGCGCAGTCGGTGGTGCAACTGCGTCGGGTGTGGCCGCTGCTCGATCCTGACGACCTCGACGAGTCGTTCGACCGTTGGATCGCTGCCGCGGCCCCGATCGTCGGCACCAACCGGCGGGCATCCGCCGAGCTGGCGGCGAACTACGTGCGTACGTTCAAGCGGCTCGAGCTCGGCGCACGTGCTGTTGCTCCTGTCGTGCTGGCTGCGGTGGCCCCGTCGGCGGCTGTGACGACGTCGCTGTTGGTCACCGGGCCAGTCGCCGTGAAGCAGGCGTTGGCGCGTGGCGTGTCGATCGACAGAGCGATGCGGACAGCGGAGGCACGATCAGCCGCGGCAGCGATGCGGCACGCGTTGAACGGTGGCCGTGACACGATCACGGCAACGATCAGCGAGGACCGTGATGCGCTCGGATGGGCGCGGGTCACGTCCGGCCGGCCGTGTGCGTTCTGTGCGATGCTCTCCAGCCGCGGCCCGGTCTACAAGGGCGAGGACACGGCCGGTTTCCAGCCGCACGACAACTGCCACTGCGTACCGGAACCGGTGTACCGCCAGGACGCGGCGTGGCCGCCCGGCGCGGAACGGTTCCGGGCGTTGTGGGACCAAGCGAAATCCGCTGACGGGGACACCGCATCGGTGTTCCGGCGGCTCGTCGAGTCCGGCGAGTTCTGAGGTCGTTGCATCCCGACATGGGATGCGCGAGAACCCGACCCCCCTACCCGCGGGCCGACATGGCGCGCGGCTCCGACACGGAGGAACACACCATGTCCGACGACAGCATGAACATCCCCGGCGACCAGGCGAACGACCCGGCCGCCGGCGGCGCCGCTCAGACCGACCCACCCGAGCAGCAGCCCGACCTGGCCGCGGAAGCAGCCAAGTGGAAGGCGCTCGCCCGCAAGCACGAGGCGCAGGCCAAGGCGAACGCCGAGGCCGCGGCGAAGCTGCGCGAGCTCGAGATGGCCGGCAAGTCCGAGACCGAGAAGCTCCAGGCGATGCTCGAGGAGGAGCGGCGACGCGCTCAGCAGGCGACCGTCGAAGCGCTCAAGCTCAAGGTCGCCGCCGAGAAGGAGCTGCCGGCGAAGCTGGTGAAGTTCCTCCCCGACTTCGACAACGAAGTCGACATGATGCAGGCAGCGGACGAGCTGCTCGAAGCGATCGGGGGAGCCGGCACGGCAGCCCCGCAGCCGACACGGCAGGCACCTAAGTCCAACCTGACCACCCCGCTCAACGACGACGACGCTCAGTCTCAGATCGAGAAGCTGGCGCAAGCGATGGCGGGCGGGCTCAGGCCGCGATGACCCAAGAAGGGGATTGACCTATGTCCAGCTTCCTCAAGTCCTCGGCGGTCCGGGATGCAGCCCTCGAGGCCCTGGCCCGCCGACTGACCCTGGCCCGCACCGTGTGGGTGAACGCCGGTGGTGACTTCACCGGTGCGCTCAACGACACGATCACGGTGCGCGTCCCGGCGTACACCACGGCGAACACCCGGGCGATGCGTTCCGGTGCGAGCCGCACCAGGCGCGGGCTGTTCGAGTCCAGCGTCCCTGTCACGCTCGACACGAACCTGTACCGAGACGTCCCCCTCACCGACGAGGAGCAGACGCTCGACATCATGAACTTCGCCCGGCAGATCATGAACCCGATGCTCACCGGGATCGCCCGCGGCATCGAGGACACCCTGGTCGCCGATGCGATCATGGACGCTTCGTACGAGTGGGAGGTCACGATCGACCCGTCGCGGCCGTACGGGGCGATCGTGCAGGCGTCGAAGCATCTCGACGACAGCAACGTGCCGCCAGACGACCGGTTCCTCGTCGTCGGCTCGTCCGTGAAGGCGGCGTTGCAGGAGTCGCCGCAGTTCGCCCGCGCCGACCAGTCCGGCACGACGCAGACGCTCCGGCAGGGTGTGATCGGTGACGTCGCCGGGTTCGAGGTGCTCGCTTCGCCGGCGATCCCGCCGGACGAGGCGTACGCCTACCACCGCACCGCGTTCGTGCTCGCGACCAAGGCGCCGATCGTGCCGCGTGGTGCCCCCGCCGGGTTCTCGGCTGCGCAGGACGGGTTCGCGATCCGTGTCGTCGAGGTGCTCGACTCGCAGACCCTCGAGAACATCGTCGCCTGCGACGTGTTCGTCGGCGCGTCGCCTGTCACCGACTACGGGTTCATCGGCGCTGACGGCCGGTTCACCCCCGACGAGTCGGTCAACGGGTCGTTCCACTCGCGCCTGTTCGTCCGTGGCGTCAAGCTCACGTTGGACGCCGGGTCGAGCTGACCCGGCGCTGTGTGATGCGAGTTCTCGCCGTCACTCCGAACTACCCGCCCGGCAGTCGGGTAGGGGCGTGGCTCGCAACTCACCAGTTCATGGC